CTTTTTGTCTGTCTTGCTCAATCTTTATCAATGCCTCACTCCTAAATTGACTTGGTGGTGGTGGCGGCTCGGGAATCTCTGCGCCATCCCATCTTTGTTGGTTAAGGTAGACCAATGGGGCAGGGATAAAAGCACCATTGCCTTTTTTCCATTGCTCTGTCGTTTTCATCCATTCCAAGTGCTTCAGTATCTGGTCTGTGGATAAGTCGCATTTGAGCTTTATCCACTTCTTCAGGCATTCAGACTTAGCACCTTTTCTTGGTGATGATGGCCATGCCTGCCAGAATCTATCGAAGCCATTTGTTTCAGGCATAGGTTCTCCAAGGGTGGATAGACTGGCTATCCTGACCTCTCCAGACTTATCAGTGTTCATTCATTTACTCCTATTAACATTAGAAAAACCAAAAAGCCCCAAGTGCGCTTGACGGATTGATTCGCTTATACAACTGGCCTTGTTACCACCGTGTACCAGTTGCTTTACCAGTCGCTCAATCAACGCTGGTCGCCTTTTGCTCTCGGGTGTGTAAGAGTGCGGTGTTTTCTGACTTGGCAGCCCATGCAGGCCCAGTAACTTAACGCGAGTCACACGGTCACTGCCAAAACAAAAACCCCCAAACACTTTTGGTGATCTTGGCCTTGGCGAGGCGGCAAGCAAACGATTGGCACTACCCAAACATTCATTTACTGCTTTGCAAGACCACCAAAAATATTCGGGGGTTCTAGGGATAGTGCTATCGTCTCGATGCCACTCAAGACGGTTTGAATTATACACACTCATTGCAGTGATGCAATAGCCACAAATATCAGGACAAACCCCAATACTGGCAAAAAACCAAAGCAATAGCTGAGTATTGCCAAACCAATTAACAATACCCATCCCATTACTTAACTCCTTTGTTTTCAAGCTCAATTAACAATTCAATGTAATGTTTTGCTTTTTCCAAGTCTGCCACACCGTTTTTTTCTTTCCAGCGGGTGATGTACTTGACCACATTGCCCTCACAAAAACCCATTTTGTTGGCATAGATGTACTCAATGGGCTGGATGGCTTTTTCTTTGTAATGATTGCCACCCACCTGCTTCATCAAAGCACCATTCTTGTCGTATTGAAGCTGTCTCATACTCTTGGATAAACAAAGTTGTCACCGAAACGGCTAGGGTAGTTCAGGAAGTCATATGCGCCTGGTCGCTGACAGGTCTGGCGCAGCTCTGCCCCGTCATAAAAGCCCTCTGTCGTACCCGCGCAGATTCTGTCCACAAATATCTTCTTCTGTTGTTTTTCTGCAACAGCGGCATATCCTGAGTGTGTCAGATGCCAGTTTTCTTGTATTTCAATCACATAGCCAGCGGCTTGTAGTTCAGCCAGATAACGCTCAAAATGAACGGATAGGTGGGCGCTTTGGTCATTGTGGGAGAAAGATTTAAGCGTTCTTGGGCCTTTTTCTAGGCGCTTCAAGATGTTCAGTTGGTGGATTCTCAGTTGCATATCAGCCCTTTTTGGTTGTTGACCAACAAGGATAAGGCAAAACATAGTGGTTTAGTACTAGGGTATGTACTAGTTCACAAGGCTTGTAAAACACATGAGAATCAAGTCTCCATCAATTAACAGGAGTGAATATGAGCGTGAAAGTAACTGACTTTGAGCACACGATTGAGGTGCATTTGTATGGTGTTGGAGAGTGCGTTATCGCATTCGACATCCTTCAAGAAGATGACCATGGTGGTCCAATGGTTGACTTTGCCGTGTTCTGTGAAGACAAGCACATCACATACGACATTGACAAGCGCCAGTACAACTACTGCGAACACAAGGCTTATGTCGAGATGGAAGACATTTTGACAGAGTGGAAAAACGACTGGGAAGAGAATTTTTATGACGAAAGAAGAAATGATCGTGAGTTTGCGTATGGTCGCAGCTTGTGAAAACACAATCAAAGCTATGAGCAACGCATACGAGCTTGGTGAGGAGAATGAGCGCGACATTATCTGTACGCTTATTTTCAGCATCATTGAAGACCACGCACTAGCCAACAAGCTGGTGGACACGATCAGGGTGCGCCAATGACAGAAGATGAAGTTATACGCATGGCAGTTCAATGCCAGCTTGTAAACACAAGCAATCGTGATGGCATTTACATGGATGCGCTTCAAGCCTTTGCCAAATTGGTAGCACAACACGAGCGTGAAGCGTGTGCAAAAGTGTGTGATGAGCTGTCAAAAAAACACTCATGGGAAGGCTGTTATGCAAACGAATGTGCAGAAGAAATCCGAGCAAGAGGTGAAGCATGAGTGATGTAATTTATCTTCTTGTCGGCATCGGTCTTGGCCTTCTTATGCGTCTTTTTCTGGCAATCATTGATATGTACATCAAGGACATACAGAAATGACAGAAGAAGAGGCAGCCCATAGGTGGCATCAACACCAACAGAATGAGATGCTCTTGCAGCGTATCAAGATGTTGGAAGAAAAGGTAGCAATGTTGCTACACAAAATCAATGAATTGGAGAGGCGTTATGAGTGAACTATTGCAAGAAATCATGGAAGACGAAGCACAGCGTTTGTACTGCTGTTATTGTGGTCAACCAAAGTCAGGATATTCCTGCTGCCAGGAGAACCACTTCATCGAGTTTCAGTACTTTGACAGCGAAACACAACTTGAAATAGCAAAGGGGATAGCAAATGTTTAATGACACAACTCGTACATTTCCTCGCAGGATTGAAGACGCTTTCCCAAAGGAATACATGAACAGAAACATCATTGAAGGGCCGTTCTACTCAGCACCGCACATCAGCGACTACTCTGTTTTGTTTGGCATAATCATCGCCTTTTCCTTTTGTGGACTTGTAATGTGGAACTACCTATGAACGACTACTCAACCATACTTATGCGGATTGAACAATCAGTGAAATCCCTAGATAAAAAGTGTCTCAACAAGAGCTATGATGGCTTCATCCAAGACATAGGCAGCATCAGCAACGACTTGACAATGCTGAGTCATTGGATAGGTGAACAACAGGTTAAAGAAAGTCAATCTAACAGGAGTGAATAATGGAAATGAATGTTTACAAGCGTTTAAATGAAGCACGACAAGTGTTCCACGAGAAGAAGTTAACAAAGTCTGGTCACAACAAGTTTGCTGGCTACAAATACTTTGAGCTGGGCGACTTCATCATCCCCGCGCTACAAATCTTTGACGAAGTGGGTCTTGCATCAGTCATCCGATTCGGCGTTGACGAAGCAACAATGGAAATTGTCAACATTGACAAACCAGAAGAGAAAATAATCATCACATCGCCCATGTCCTCTGCGGCATTGAAGGGCTGTCACGAAGTCCAAAACCTTGGTGCTGTGCAGACATATTTGCGCCGTTATCTTTGGGTGGCGGCTCTGGAGATTGTCGAGCACGATGCCTTGGATTCATCGCCAGGTGCAGAACAGAAGGCAGACCCAAGTGTCATGGCAGACCATATGCTAGTGATGATGGAATCCAAAACAATGGAGGAATTGAAGAATGGCTACATTGTTGCTTATGCTGCTTGCAATGGCGATAAGGCATGGCAAAAGAAGGTAATGGATGCCAAGGAAAAGCGTAAAGGAGAGTTGAAATGACATACAAAACAGGTGGGCCAGCATTTCCAACTGGAACAGGCGTCACGCCGTACAACCCTGGCATGACATTGCGTGACTACTTTGCTGCCAAGGCGATGCAATCTTTGATGTGGGATAAGGACTTAGACCTTGATAACCGATCAGATGTTGCAGAGGTTGCCTATGCTTACGCGGATGAAATGCTGAAAGCGAGGGAAGCATGAGTGACGAAATCATCCAAGGCACAAATGAGTGGAAGCAATTGCGTTTGGGCAAGGCAACGGCTAGTCGCATTAAAGACATTATTGCCAAAACACAGAAAGGCTACTCAACTAGTCGTGATAAATACATGACTCAGCTATTGCTTGAGCGATTGACTGGTACTGTTGCTGAATCATATTCAGATGCTGCAATGGCTCACGGCGTAGAGCAAGAACCATTCGCCAGAGCAGCTTATGAGGCCGCCAAGAACGTCATGGTCGATCAAGTGGCATTCGTCAACCATCCAACCATTGAGCAATCTGGCGCATCTCCAGATGGCATCGTTGGCGAGGGATTGGTTGAGCTGAAATGCCCCATGAGCCACACACACCTGGAAAGCATTTTGGGCGGAATTGACGACCAATATAAGGTTCAAGTACAGTGGCAAATGGCTTGTACAGGGGCTAAATGGACTGATTTGTGTTCATTTGACCCAAGGTTTCCCGCAGAATTGCAGTTGGTCATCAAGCGTTTTGAACGTGATGATGCCTACATTGCAACGCTGGAGAAAGAGGTTATCAAGTTCCTGACAGAGCTGGATGACAAGTTAAACAAAGTTAAATCAAGAGGTTAATATGGAAAACAAGCGTGACAATAGTGGTGTTTTGTTCAAATCAGACAAACGAGACAATGAACGAGCACCACATTACAAAGGGAACATTACTGTTGATGGCAAAGATTACTGGCTGTCAGCCTGGATAAAAGATGGCAAAAGCGGTAAGTTCATGGGGTTGGCAGTGTCTCCAAAAGAGACTCAACAAGCACCTGTAAAGGCTTCTAACAGCGTTGCCGATATGGACTCGGACTTGCCTTTCTAGAGTGTGAATAATGGGGAAAGCGGATGCTGTGAGTGGGACGGATGACCTGCTACCGGACACAGTGAAGCGAGTACCCACCTTTTTTAACAGGAGTGAATTATGAGTTTAGACAAAATCTGGTTTGGTGGCGCAGTAGAGAAATTCTTTGGCTCACCAGCCTTCAAATTACACCGCAAAGACGCGCTAGCTACATCGGTTCAGGCGGCAGAGAAGGTGGACACACCAAGCCTAGAAAAGATGGTCTATGAGGCTATAAAGAGCTTTGGTGAGCATGGTTGCATCAGTGACCAGATTCTTGAGATGTTCCCACAAATGCCCTATTCCTCAATTACAGCCCGTTACAAGGCTTTGTTGAGCAAAGGGTACATTGAGATTACAGGCACACGGGTTGGCAAGTCTGGTCGCCAACAGAGAGTGATGGTGGCAAGATGACCATTGAAGCAGTGAAAGCAATAAAGATGGTGTATGCCAACACAACCAAACACGATTGGCCTGATGACATTTGGGACGCTATCTGTCAGGCTATCGCAGAAAGCACAGACTTAGACGCAATCTGCCAAGACCTGCAAGAAAAGACATACACACAAGCCATGCGTATTGCAGAGTTAGAGGCACAACCAAAGCGTGAATGGGATGGGCTGACGGATGAAGATTTTGAAAGAATATTTGCTCGTTATAAAGGCAAAGAAACTGCGATGCGTGTAGTAGCAAATGAACTCAAGGAGAAGAACACATGAAGACCGTTCTTGCCAAGGGCGCACCTTGGTACGATATTCCCAAGCCAAAGGAGGAGGCGGTCAAGAAGAAACGCGCTAGACCACCTCAGATTGACGAAAACTTCAAGAAATGGCTAATCAAGGAAGGATATGTAAATGACAGACGAGGATGACGAATTTGCCCGTATTGAGTGTGAGCAAGCCTTTGGTTGGCGCAAGCAACACATCGAGCAAAAGAAAGAGCTAGACCCATACCGCAACCTGGTGCTAGAAGAGGTGGCATTGCAGTTTGACATGATGCCAGCCTTTGGAGACACTACGGCTAGTTTTGCAGCTTTTGTAAGGGGAATGAAGCGATGAGCAACATCTTCATGCTGTCAGCAGTGCTTATTCTGGGCGCAATCGTAGCCGTTTGCGTCACCCTCTTTGTACTAGCCTTGAAAGCTATTGATTAAGGACTGCGTAAGCATCGTTCGTATGTTTCACCCTATCGTCTAAACCGATAGTGCCGCCATTGATTTTTTTGGTTAGAGCAAGCCAGTCTGCTCTTTCCGCAATTTCATTGCATCCATGCGTATCCCAAAACCATCCTGCACTTAGGATGGCGTATTTTGGTGTTGCAACCAAATGAGGCTCTTTTACAAAGTCAACTCCGAGCGCCTTGCTTGCGTGAAAATAGTTGCTATACCCAGTTAATTGGATTGCACCTCTTCCAAAAAAACGGCCACCGTCACCAGATGCTTCATCACGGTTACCCATACGATTGGCGTAAACCTTGTTTGCCAATGCTTTTCCGTTACGGGCATAAGGCTGCGCTGACTCAAGAGTTGGAAAGCGTTTTGGCCATATTTTCATTAAGCGTTCTGCTGAATAGCTCAACCCTTCTTCTAGCCTTGTGTAGTTTGCGCTTTCATGTGATGTTTGACCTATGAAAGCTGCTTTTTGGCGTATTGTGGAGATGTTAAATCGCTCAAAAGTCTCATTTAGAGGGTCAAGAAACTTTAGATCAATGTGTAGCTTTTTGCATTGTTCAGGAGTCATTTTTATCCTCGGTGATGTGTAAACATTGAGTCTTCAGCCTTTTTCCTGGCTTCAACAGCTAGATCAAAATCTTTAAATCTACCAAGTTCAAAAGTTTTACCCTGCTTTGTTATCCTTGCTTTCCAAGCCTTTGAGTAAGAGCAGTAACTAATTCCCTTTGCGCCACTTTTATTTGTGGCTCTAAGTTTTGTATTTTGCTGATTTTCTGAACTTGTTGCTAGCCTTAAATTGCAAATACGATTGTCATCTGGATTTCTGTTGATATGGTCAAGCAGTAATTTTGGATGTTCTCCATAAACATATAGCCATGCCAAGCGATGTGCCATGTATAGCTTGCCATCAACCATTATTTGCCTATGTCCTTTTGTTGCTATGTGTCCAGCAATATCTCGTTTTGGCCCAAGTTTTTTGTATCTTACAAATAGACCAGTTTCCTTATCGTAAGAAAACAACTCTTTCAAACGCGCTTGCGTTAAAATTTTTTCAGCCATAGATGTTCCTTTCATCGGTTGGTTAGAAAAGCCAAGTAGCTCGCAACTGCTTGGCCTTTCGCTATTTTATAGAGTTTATTTGCTCACGGACGGCCGTGTAGGCTGCGATACAGGCGTTGAGTTCGTTGATTGCCCTG